GTTTTGTAAATGGTTCTAAGGTTCGTGGTGATATCATAACAGATTCTGGTTCATCCAATCTAGTTGGATATGTAAACGGTCAACCATATTATGGATCTTATCATACAATGAGTGATGGGTCAAAAATGACAGGTAGTACTCATTCATCTGACAGTCAGGCTATATTGAATACGCCTGGAATCACATCTTCGTCATCAACAACCAATACAGGTTCATATTCATCCAGTTCTTCTTCTTCATCATCATCTAGTTCATCATCTTCCTCTAGTTACTAAACTAATCAATAATGGGTATAGACACTGCAGCTAAAAAAGTTCAGATTAATAAACTTGTCAGAAGCCAAGTTCCATCTTTCGTAGCCGAAGATAATCCTTTGTTTATTGATTTTCTAAAACAATATTATATCAGTGAAGAGGCTAAAGGAAAATCAATTGATATAATTTCAAATTTTAATGATTATCAAAAAGCAGATACCTATTCAGAAACTTATAATTTAATTGGATTTACAACATGTACGAGTCTTGTAAATTCATATGATGCAACGATTAACGTAAGTTCAACTGATGGATGGCCTTCTGATTATGGACTACTCAAAATTGATGATGAAATTATTACATATACAGGTATAACATCTACATCATTCACTGGATGTATCAGAGGATTCTGTGGAGTTGATAATTTAAAATCTCCAACTGATCCAGAATCTTTAGTATTTTCAACTACAAATGCAAGTAAACATGAAAATACTTCAAAGGTAATTAATTTAAGTAATTTATTCTTACAAGAATTTTGGCAAAAAACAAAAACACTATTTTTGCCTGGATTTGAAGATAGAAAACTACACAATAGTATAGATAAAGCCAATTTTTTACGTCAAGCAAAAGATTTTTACGGATCAAAAGGAACTAATGAAGCAATAAAAATATTATTTGGTGTTTTATTTAATCAACGTGCTGAAGTTATAAAACCCATTGAATATTTGTTTGCACCATCTGATGCTGATTATGTAAAAACAAATGACTTGATGGCAGAAAGAATTAGTGGTAACGCACAGAATATAGTTGGTCAGACACTATTTCAAACTGATGCACCAGCCACAAGTGGATCTATTTTTAATATTCAATATGCTCCACGAGACGGAAGAGACTATTATATAATAAGTTTAAGTAAAGGATCTATAGTTGGAACTTTTGAACCAACAGGATCAAGTTCTCTTGTAAATCCTGTAGGTGTCGGAAGTACGGTTGTTACTGTTGATTCTACATTAGGATTTCCTGAAAAAGGCGAATTATATGTTGGGGCTGGTTTAACTGTAGGTATTGCAACTTATACAAATAAAACATCTACACAATTCTTTGGTGTCTCAGGAATCTCATCTAATTACAGTGACAGTGATTTTGTAAGGTCTTCTAGAACAGTATTTGCATATGAAAATGGAGATGTTTCAAAACCTGTATACTTTAGATTAACAAATGTGGCTACTGATGTTAATCTAGATGACATTGGATTTTTGCAAGTAGATGACATTATTAAACCTAGACAACTAGGTAATGTTACTGATCCATCAAATCATCAGGTTAATAGTTGGATTGATAATATTAAAACTAAAATTGATGTTGCAAGGGATATTAAAACTAACAAATCTAAAGTTAATACAAATAGTAGTGTTGTAACAACTGCAGCACCTCATTTTCTTACTCCTAATGATACTGTAATATTACTTGATGTAACTGGGGATGATCAAAACCCTGATAATGTTGAAGGTATAGTTGAGAGAGCTATTAACGATCTTGAGTTTCAAATTAATATATCTTCTGGTTCACTTAACCCATCTAAAATATATAAAGTTCAAAGACAATTAAATTTTGCAACTAGTCTTAATAGTCAATTAAAAGTATCAGATTTTGTTGCAGATGTGCAAAATACTTATATTTCTGAAGATAATAAACAAGTTTATGTTGCTGCAGGGTCTTTACCAAGTTATGAAATAAAATCTACTAATCGTACAAAAAGTTTTATATCAGCTGCACCAATATTTAATTCAGATGTTGACAGTGATACAAATAACATCACGATCATTGATCATAAATTTATAAATGGTGAATTGGTAAGATATATTCCAAGTGATACAAATCAAGTGGTTGGACTTAATACTGGATCAATATACGCTGTTAAAATAATTGATAACGATACGATTCAATTGGCAAGAAGTATACCAGATGTAGCTACTGATAAAGTAATTTCAATAACAGGAATTGGCTCAACAACTACACATGAATTAATTCCAAGTGTGTTGTATGAAAAAAATATAAAACATCAAAACTTCTTAAGAAGATTTCCAATGTCACCAGAGCCAAGTGAGTATGACGCTCCTTTACAAACTGATCCAATTGGAATGTTTGTAAATGGTGTTGAGATACTTTCAAACAGATCGGGTGACAGTGTTCATTTTGGGAGTATAAGGAGAATCGACGTTGAAAGTGGTGGAAAAGATTATGATGTCATTACACCTCCAAATATACACATCTCAGATACTGTTGGAACAGGCGCAACAGCCTATGCGGTTGTTGAAGGTAGTTTTAAAGGTATAGACATCTTATCTGGTGGTTATGATGTAAAGACTGTACCAAATGTAGTAATTACAGGTGGTAATGGTTCTGGTGCAACCGCAAAGGCTAGATTAAAAGCCACTAAAAATTCTAGATTGTTTGATGCATTAACTGATGTAGGTTTAACTGCAACTGGAGTGCCAGGAACTATAACTTTTAGTTCACCGCATTTATTTTTTGATGGTGAGACTATTGTATATGAGAAATCAACTTTAAATAATGTTATTGAGGGTCTCGTAGATAAATCAATATATTATGTTCATAGAATTAGTGATACTCAAATTAGTCTTATGACGAAGTTTGAAGACGCTGTGGCGGGTATAAACAGTGTTTCTCTTACTAATAGGTCTATTGGTAGCCATAAATTTACATCTACTACTTTTAGAAATGTTGTAGATAAAATTATTATTGACAATCCAGGCTCTGGATATTCTAATAGAAAAGTTTTAGTTGATTCCAATGAATATCCATCACCAACTTACTTCACTAGAGACGATCTTAGAACTGGTATTAGTTCTGCAAATAATTACATATATTTTGAGGATCATGGATTTAAATCTGGGGAACTTGTAGAATATGAAATTATAGGAGTAGGTAACACTGCAATTAGTGGTTTATCAACCAACAATAGTTACTATGTTAATAGATTAGATAAGGATAAGTTTAGATTATCATATGCAGGCGTTAAAGGTGGTAGAACTAATTACGTTCCTGCCAGTGAAGGATTTAGTCAAGAATTTTGGGCTAGAGGTATTGGACATCCAAGCCCTAGAGTTGCTATTGATGATTCGATAACTAATCCAGACGGAAGCGTAGGAGCATATTATCGTAACACAACTAGTGAAATTTATATTATGCCTCCTTACATGGATTTGTCTAGTGCAAACACTGATACTATTACTGTTTCTTTATTTGTAAAAGAAAGATCGGGATTTACAGGGAGCATTAGTATTGAAATATTTTCACAAATTAAATCTGGAGCTGCTATTAGTCTTGGTTCTTTTCAATTTAATCCAACAACTGAATCAATTGCAACTTCTGATCCAAATTTCTCTGATGGTAAAGTGGTGGAATATCCAAATGGTTGGTATCGGATTTCTGCAAAAGTAGTAACAAATTCTGGTAACTTTACTAGTTCAACCAGAATGGATATTCAAAATGCTCCACATTACATGTGGGGCCCTCAAGTTGAAGTAGGTTCTTCTTTGACACCATACATTCCAACGAAAGGAGTTTTAAAAACCGTAGACACAGTAGGTTCTATTGATGATTATTCAAAAGGAAAATATGTAGATATTGGATCTAATATAGGATTTGGATGTACTCATGTCTTTAAGTATCCTGATATTAAAGTTGAACTAAAGACATTATCTGGTGAACCAGTAGATGCAATATCAGAACCTATTCTAAGACCACTTTGTCATGGGACTATTACAGATGTTTTCTTAACTAAAGCTGGACAAAATTATGGATCTGGTAATACAATTAATGCACACAGAAGGCCATTAGTGAAAATTTCTAATGGTACAAATGCATTGGTAACGGTTGGTATAGCTAACGGTCAAATTAATAGGGCTTCTGTCAAAATAAAAGGTAAAGGATATGTGTCTCCACCAAAATTAATTGTTGAAGGTGAGGGTAAATATGCGAGACTTATATCTAATGTTGCAAGTGATGGATCATTATCTGGAGTAAATATCATCGATGGTGGTAAAGACTATACAGAACAACCTGCGACCACTGTGAGAATATTACAACAGGGTTCTGGCGCTGTTTTCAGAGCTGACTTGAAACAATGGACTAATACAACATTAAAAAGATATCAGAAACATATAAATCAGGATGATGATGGTATTATCGTTCCTAGTCAAAATCCAGAATATGAAGCTAAATTTGCATCTGCATATTTACCTAGACAGTTAAGACTACAATTAAAAGATAATATAGAGATTGATGGAACTGGTTCATTATCAGAACTTACACAATTAACACATTCACCAATAGTTGGATGGGCTTATGATGGAGCTCCGATATATGGCCCATATGGATACAGTTCTCCTACTGGAGGAACTATACAAAGGTTAACAACAAGTTATACACCTAATCTTAAACCAAATAGACCATCAATAACAGATTTTGAATTAGGATCTTTTATTGAAGATTATGACTATACTGCTGACGGCCATTTAGACAAATATAATGGAAGGTTTGGTAGGACTCCTGAGTTTCCAGATGGTGTTTATGCATACTTCTGTACTATGCAAGATGCTGATGGATCAGCATCTCCATTTATTGGATCTAGAGAACCAACTTTTCCATATGTTTTAAATGGATTTAAATTTAAAAAAGTAGAGATGAATGGTCAACCATTATCTTTACAGGATATGCCAATCTTGAATAGTGGTAATGTATTGAGAAATACTTACCCATACAAGTTAGGATTTGTAGGATCTGATTATGATTATCTTGTTTCTAACAATATAGATGATACAGAATTACTTATTAAGACCATTTCTTCAAGTGGTATAGGATCAGTAAATATATTATCTACAGGAATAGGTTATAAAATTAATGATAGAATTTCATTTAATAATAGTGAAAGTGGGGGAAGAGGAGCTTCAGCTAAAGTAAGATCTCTTGTTGGAAAAGGAATAACTCAAATTAAATATAATCAAACTACAATTAATGATGTAGCTTTCGATTTCAGAAATGGAATGGGTATCGGTATTGCAGCTACATCTCATGGACTACAAAATAATGATTTTGTTAATATTTCTGGCATTGATGCTGGTGGACTTAGTTTCCTTGAGGGCAGTAAAACAATTGCAATATCATCCATCACATCCAGTTTAGTAAAAGTTGGTTCTGCAACAACAGTGGCATTGGCCATGCGAAATGTTACAGGTGATACAACCTTTATAACTTTAAGTGATGTTCTTGGTGGCAAAAGTGAAGATGACGACATTCAGGTTGGTGATTATTTAACTATTGGATCAGGAATTAATTCAACTAGTATACATGAGAGAGTTAAAGTATTAGAAGTAGATAATAAATTAAATCGTTACAAGATTTTAAGAGATAGTGGAATAAGTACATATTTTTCGGATGGTGAACTAGTTTCAATAGATCAAAGAAGATTTACATTTCCTATAGGAATAAACACTAATTTTAATATTCAAAGAAATAAAGAACTTGTTTTCAATCCACAAAGTACTATTGGTATAGGGACAGCATTAGTAACACAATCAGTATCTCAATCGGTTGGTTTTGGTACAACTCAAGTTGTAAAAGTTGTAGCTAATGATGGAACTCATCTTAGTGGTCATGAGTTTCCTCCACATATAGGTACTTCAGGTAGTAATGCAGGTAGATCAATTTCTATTCCTAATCATGGATTGTTTACAGGACAAAAATTAATATACAATAGTGGTATAGGATCAGCATTAATAGTTTCCAACTCTGTTGGATTGGGTAATTCTTTTGCTCTTGTAGATGGTCAAGCCGTATATGCTGTTAAAAAGAGTAATAATGTGATTGGTATTACAACAACTCAAGTTGCTAGTGCAACTACCTCATTATACATTACAACTATAAGTGCAGTAACTAATGCAAGTAAAAATCTTTTTTCAAACAGAGAAGATCATAGTTTTAAAACAACTAATAAACAATATCTTGGTACAGTAGATCGATATGATATTATTGTAGACACTTCTTCTGCTCATGAGTTAAGAACAAATGACAGAGTAACTATTGATGTTGCACCAAACACCATAGTTAATAAAACAATAGAATATGACACTATCGCAAGAAAAACAATTGTAGATCCGAAATATGTTAATAGTAGTAATGTATTTACATCTAGTTCTCAAATAAAAATAATTAATCATGGATATAAAGATGGTGACAAGATACTTTATTCACTTACAGGTGCTGCCACTCCTATATGGCCACTCGTTGATCGAGGGGAGTATTACGTCAAGAGAATTAATAAAAACAGATTTAGATTATTTGATAATAGAGAGGACTCTGTAAAATTTCCATTAACTTATATAAAAATAACTGGGGCAGGGTCTGGTGTTCATAGATTTGCGAGAATAAATCCTCCTATTAAAGCACTTAGGGGACAAACAATTGGTTTTGCTGTTTCTGACACATCCTTGTCAGATTTACAACTGGAATTCTATAAAGATAAAAACTTCACTAATAAGTTTGATGGGGTCGGTATTTCAACAGAAATAGTAAGAACAGGAGTTGCTGGAACCACAGGTTCTGTTGTAAATGTAAAATTAACTGATAATCTAGAATTACCATTGTGGTATAAACTTGTTCCTAGTTCTTTAAATACTGTTAATATTTCAAAAAGAGATTCGGAACCAGATAATCAAGTTATAAATGGATCAAAAATTACTGTTGATATTAGTGAGTATGGTGGTAGTTTTGGTATTAAAACTACTGGTATAACATCATTTACATATCAGGTTGCAAAAAAACCAGAAGTAACTTCATATGTCACATCAGGAGTTACTACATTTAGATATGTAACATCTTCACTCAATGCCACTGGTGGTATTAATGAAATTGCAATTGACTTTGCTGGTAAAAGATATATTAAAAATCCAGGCATTAATACAATTAGAACAACTTCTGGAAGAAATGCTGATCTTAGAATGTTTGATTCTTATATTGGAAGAGCAGGACATAAAGAAATGGTTAAAATTGGATATGATTATGCAACTGATAAATCTTTAAGTCCTAGAGCTGATACTCCTGTAACTGTAACTGTAAAAAATAATTTTGTAATTGGACATATTGGTGTTGAAACTGCTGGAAAAAATTACAGTACAGCACCCGATTTATTTTTACCAGATAGACCAGATGCTGAAACTGAGGTTACTCTTGAAGGAACAGGTATCGGATCTATAAGAATATTGAATGACAGTTTAACAGGATTTGATTTATTCCCAAATCCACCAGAAATTTATGCTATCAATAATAGTAATGGTGTTGGTGTCGTAACTGCAATATCTTCTGGAGGAGAAGAGGGAGATGATGTTATTAATACAATCACACTTAAAGCACCTGTAGGAGGTTGGAGGCCTGAAAGTCATGTGCTTGGTACTAATTTTCCATTTAAGCCAGGAGATGAAATATTTGTTGAAAATGTAAACATTCAAGGAAATCCAGTAATTGATCCTGCAGGCCAACAAATATTCCCAGAACCTTTGCCTAGCACAGATCCACGTACATATCCAGAGAATGAGGTACAAGGATATAACTCAAATATGTATGGATATAGAACGTTTACTGTGTTACCTTTTGATGTTGGTGGAGCTATAGATAACGTCAATACAAGTAGAATTCAATATGCACTTACTGGAATTGGAACAACTGGTGGTTTCTTTGATCCCGTAAACAGCGCTGGTAGAGTTATAAAGAAAGATGATTTACCAACCTTTAGTGTAAGATTTGATCATAGAGATTTTATAAATGGAGAACCAATAACATTTGGAAATGGAGGAGCTGAAGGACAAATTGTTAAAAATGAAGGATGGGATAGAGCTACTAATTCATTTAGAATAGAAAAATTATCTAGAACTCCATACGTGGGTGATCTTATTATAGGAAAAATATCTAGAGCTCAAGGAACGGTTGTACAATCCAGTTTCCATGAAAAATATTTCAAGTTAGATTTTAATGCAGAAAGGGAAAAAGGTTGGCAAAAAGATACAGGGAAACCAAGTAACGATTTCCAAAAATTACAAGATAGTGACTATTATCAAAACTTCTCATATTCAATTCAAAGTGAAGTTCAAGAGAAAGAATTTACTGATGCTGTAGACAGTATTGTTCATCCAAGTGGATTCAAAAATTTCTCCGATTTGGTTATTAAATCTAATGCTACATCTGGTTTTGCTAGAAGCACAACATTAACTGCAAGATCACCTCAAAGTGACACTAGTTTAAAAGTAGATATTGATAATGTTGCATCATTCTATGTTCAAAATGATTTTGATTTTGCTACAGAAACAACTATACGCACTGGATTATCTAAATTTATTACTTTCCAAAATAGAAAAATTAGAGATTTGTTAAGTATATCAACTGCAAAAGTTGAATTAATAGATGATATTAGTGGCCAGTTCAATGCAAAAACAGAAACATTTAGTGGTGTTCATATTTTCAAATCTGCTACTGCAAACGGAATAACTATTATTTCTGGTGGATCTGGTACTTTAACTGCTACAACAGGAACTTCATATCAAGCATACTCTGGTATTTTGACAATTGTTACAACAACTAATCATGGTCTCTCTAGTGGAGCTAAAGTTCGTCTTGCAAATAATTCACTAGTATTCACTTGTGATAGAGATAATCATTCTACATTACATCCATATCCTCGTTCTTCTGACCCTGCAGCTGGAGCTGACCTAACCGTAACAGTTATTAATTCTACTACATTCACAGTTATTACTAATACACCAATTGTTGGTGGACAAATTGTTGGTTTAAGTTCATTTAGACTCACATCACAGAGTGGTGCAGTTCCTTTATATTATAAGAAATTTGATCCAAATGATTCTAATATTGTTTCTGTAGGATCATCTGTCATTACTATATTCAACCATGGATTCCAAACTGGTGAAAGAATTAGATACTTACCACATAATCATGGTGCGGAAGGATATGGAAATAATCGTATAGGTATTGTAACTACAAATCATGTTATAGGTGGTTCATACGTAGATTTCATGCCTGAAGAACTGTTTGTAGTTTCTAGATTAGATAATAATAGATTTAAAGTTGCTGGATTATCTACAACCACTGTTGATAATGCTATAACTTTAAGAGAGTTCCCATATTCACTTGGAACAGATCATGCATTTGAATCATTAAATCCTGAAAGTAGAACTTTAATTCAGATTGATGGAATGATTCAATCACCATTAACTAATAGAAGTGTTAATTTAGATTTGCTTAATCCAGTGGGTGTTGGATCAACAACTCTTAAATTACAAGCTGGAGTATTTGGAGGAAACGCTGTTGGTCTTACCACTGTAAAATTAAATGACATAATCCAGATTGATGATGAATTTATGAGAGTTAAAACAGTTGGTTTTGGATCAACGAATGTGGTTTCAGTGGATCGTGGATTCCTTGGTAGTACAGTAGCTGCTCACGCAGCTAATGCTACACCCAAATTGAAGGGTGGTAATTATAGAATTGATAAAGGTGTAGTTCATTTTGCAACACCACCGTTTGGCCCTACAGGAACTACTGGTGTGACTACAAGTTCAACTTTTTCTGGTAGAGTATTTAATAGAAGAGACATAACTAGAAACTTTATTTTTGATGATATTTCCCATTTGTTTACAGGAGAAACTGGAGCTGGAAGAACATTTACATTAACACAAAATGGATCTGATGTTACAGGTATTGTTACTACAACTCAAGGAACTGGTGGTAGTGATGAAGTTATTAACTATGGTGTAATTTTAATTAATGGTATTTTCCAAAGACCTCTAGTTGATTATGATATGACACCAAGATCTGTTTCACCAAATATTGGTATAGGTGCAAAAATAAGTTTTAGTGGAAGTAGTTTATTTGATATACCTAGAGGTGGTAAAGTTGATGAAGTAGATCCAGTTGCATTAGGACAAAATTATCAACCAAGAATAAGAGCAGGAGCTTCTGCAGTTGTTAATGGATCAGGGGTCATAACTGGTGTGAATATGTTATCTGCTGGTTCAGGTTATTTTTCAGGATCAGTCAATATAGAAGTTCAGAATCCATTAGGAACAGGAACGCCTGCTGTTTTAGCTGCAACTGTTGGAACTGGTAGTAGTGCTGGTATGATTACTGGTATTAATGTTACAAGTGGTGGTAGTGGATATAACGCACAATTCCCTCCAGTTATAAAAGTTGGTATTGCAACTGGATATACAAATTTATCAGTTACAGGTGGATCAGGAAACGGATTAAGACTAGACGCAAGAGTTGGTTCTAGTGGATCAATTATAGATTTCAATATTACTGATAGAGGATTCTCATACAAAAATGGTGAAGTATTAACAGTTCAGGGTATACCTTTTAGAGCTGGAGTTTCTACATCACCATTCACATTAACAGTAAAATCAACGATTGATGATAAGTTTGCAGGGTTTAGTTTTGGTCAGTTAGTTCCTCTAGATGATTTTTCATCGGAGTTTAATGGTGTTAAAAAATCTTTCTTGTTAACTAAAACTACTCTCACTAAGGATGTTGTAACAATTGCATCTTTAGATACTTCTATTGATCCCACTAATAACTTGTTAATATTCATAAATGATGTTTTACAACAACCCAGACAGAACTACACTCTAGAAGGTGGTACTGTGGTTAAATTTGTAGAAGCTCCAAGAGAAGGAAGTAAATTACAATTATTATTCTTTAGAGGTGGTAATCAGGATATTGAATCAATAAATCCAGTGGAGACAGTTAAAGTTGGAGATAAACTTTCATTACTTAGAGATTTAGATGTTCCTACACAAACTGATCGTGTTGTTTCTGAAATATCAGATATTAGTAAGGTAGAAACACCTCCTTATGGTGGTGGTGGAATTAGCACTAATCCAGATTTATTAAGAGTTGTTTCTTGGAAAAAACAAGAAAAAGATCTTATTGTGGATGGACTTCCTATTGCAAAGGATAGAGCTCTTCAAGTGGGTAATTTTTATCCAAGTGCAAGATTGATAAGAAACGTAGGATTATCTTCAGTTGTCACTTACGTTGATAATGCATATCCATTCTTCAGTGCTTATGATAATAGAACAGATCCTGATACAATCCCAGGCCAAATAGAAATTATTAACACTCAAGAAATAAATGTTGCAAGAGCAGAAGCTGTTGTTTCATCTGGTGGAAAAATCAGTTCTATTAATATTATAGATGGTGGATCTGGATATGAGAATGTTCCAAGTGTGTCAATTGCTAATTTCAATAAAGTTCAATCTGGAATAAGTACTCTATTATTTGAAAATAATCCTCTTATACAAGAAGTTGGTAATAGTTGGAATGCTGTAACTGCTCCAGTTGATAGAGCTTACAGAGCAATTGATTATATACCTGAAGGTGTGTTTGTTGCGGTTGGAAGTACAGTGGGTATCCACACATCAACTGATGGAAATAATTGGAGTGTTTCTAGTGTCACAGGGCCAACAAGTAAAACATTTGTGGGTGTCGTTGGTTTATCATCAGAAGTTGTTGTCGTTGGTACTGCAGGGACTATAGTTCGTAGTACAAATGCAGCTTCAAGTTTTACAGGAACTCAGATTTATGATAGAATACAAACAGGTTTTATTCCTACATACTCTCCCAAGAACGTAACTCAATCATTTAATGCAGTTGCTGTAGGATCATACATATTCCCAGGCATCAGCACTACGATTCCACAAGAGAGAGTTGTAGCAGTCGGTGCTGGTGGTACAATTGTTTATAGTGAACCAGGCCCTTCAGGACTTACAACATCATTTATTAGTAAAGTCATTGCAGATAGAACTTTTCGTGGTATTGAATATCATGACGGAACATTTATTGCAGTTGGTGATCAGGGATTAATTTATAGATCAACAGATGGAGAAACTTGGTCTGGTGTAACTACAACATCAGTTACAACAAACTTAAATACAATTCATTATGGTGGAGATCAGTGGATAGCCGCTGGTGCTGCATCATCAATTATTTCATCGACAGATGATGGATTGAATTGGTCTGTGGTTAGTGATAATAGTGATCTTGGAGTTAGTTTTGGTATAAATGATCTTCAATATGAAAATAATGTTTGGATAGGTGTTGGTCAGAATGGTAGATCTGTAAATTCAATAAATGGTAGAGATTGGTTTGTAACTAATATCCCTAATACGGCTGGTCAAATAAAAGGAATTGCCTATGGTGACAATAAAATGGTTGCTGTTGGAATTAACTCTACAATCAGATGGAGTGGGTATGAGACTGTAGGTGCTACAGCGACAGCGACTGTTGGTGCTGGAGGAACTATAAGTGCAATAACTGTGACTAATGGTGGGTTTGGATATAAGTTTGGAACATCTCCAACAGTCTTGATAAGTCAAGAGGTCGTGAGTCGTGAAACAATTAATACAGTAAATATATCTGGTGACTATGGAACTGTTGTTGGAGTTGCAGTTAGTTCTAGTGGTTTTAATAGTCAACCAACATTAAATCTTGCATTAGATTCAGATTCTTTCTTAAATCAAGCAGCTTTCAATAATCCATCTCCAATATCCAAAACAGGATTGGCTGCAGGAGATTATTTTATTCTTAGAAATAGTGTATTTGGTAATGGTGTCACTTCGGTTGATAAAGACGGTAATAACGTTGGTGTAGGAACTAGTTTTGCTGATAACATATATAAGGTTGAAGGAGTTATAACTTCTGGATCATCTGGTATTGTTACGGTATTCTGTAATATCAGTTCAACAGTTGGAGTAACACCAATTACTGGGCCAAAACTTGGTGATTATAGTTGGGGTAGATTAACCAATTTATCAAGATCATCAAATCCAAAAGTATTTAATGTCAATACTAGTAATGGTTATACTGGAATAACTACTGCTCCTGAAGTGAGACGTATTAACCCATTAGCTGTTAGTTATAGTAACTTTGATAAAACATCATAAATAAACAAAAATAGTGTAATAAAATGCCTGCGATTATTTCAGATCAATTTAGAATATTAAACGCTGCCAATTTTGTTGCTGGTGTGGCTGACACATCACAATATTATTATAGTTTCATAGGTTTACCTAATTCTCAAGATACCGCAGCTGGTTATGGTCAAGAAGACTGGAATGAGAATACTCCAGCTCCTATGGATGGATTCAAAGAATATAATGATGTATGGGACACAATGTTAGGTCTCAAAAAGATAAATGTTGATGATATCCAAAGAATGGTTAAAAAAACTACTTGGACAGCTGGTACGGTATATGAAATGTATAAGAATGGATATACTAGGGAGAATCAGAGTCCTAAAACATCTTCAACAAATTTATATGATGCACAATATTACGTTGTGAATAGTGATCTTAAGGTTTATCTTTGTATTAATAATGGCCAAAGTCCAGATAACCCACAAGGTAGACAGTCTCTAGATGAACCAACTTTCGTTGATTTAGAACCAAGAGCTGCTGGCACATCTGGTGATGGATATATTTGGAAATATCTTTATACAATTAAACCAAATCAAATTATAAAGTTTGATTCTATTGATTTTATGCCTGTTCCTAATTCTTGGGGAACTGGTGAAAGCATTGATATTAAGAATAATGCTGTTGATGGTAAAATAGAAACAGCTATCATAGTAAATGCAGGGGATGGATATCAACCCATTGGTACTACATTTAATAATATACCTATTCTAGGAGATGGTACAGGTGGAAAAGTTTCTGTTACTGTAAACTCTCAAGGTAAAGTTTCTGACGTAACAGTTACTAATGGTGGAACTGGATATACGAGAGGAACTGTACAATTCTATCCTGGCGGCCCTGGCACTGAAATTGGTGGGCCAATTGCTGGATTATCTGCAGTTGGTGTTGCATCTACATCTGTAGCTAATATTGAAGTTATTATTCCACCACCAGGCGGACATGGTTTTGATGTGTATAAAGAACTTGGTGCATTTAGAGTTTTGATGTATGCTAGATTTGAAAATGACGCATCGAACCCAGACTTTATTGTTGGTAATGATTTTGCTAGGGTTGGTATGATTAAAAATCCAAAAACTTTATCTGGTGGAGATTTAACAAAATCGAGTGCTGTTTCATTAACATCACTTAAATTGAAAACTATTAGTGGTGGTAATATAGCAGATACTGTATATGCAGTTGATACACCTGTATCACAAACAATTGGAGTTGGATCTACTGCTGTTGGTTATGTTGCAAATTGGGATGCATCAACTGGTGTATTAAAAATGTACACACCCACTGGTATTGGTAGTACAACTTATGGATTCCGAATGGTAGACTTCACATCCCAAATTGGGCCTGGCGGTAGTTATACTATTGCTGGTAATGCATCTGGTAGTCCACTAGGAATAGATACTAGTTTTGGTAGAGCTGATGCAGTGGGTAGTGCAACCACTGTTGGAACTGCAATAGTTCAACTAGGTCAAAACTTCATAGAAGGTGTGGCCGAACCAGAAGTTAAAAAATATTCTGGTGAGATCTTATACATAGATAACAGGGCTGCAATACAACGTAGTGCTACCCAGAAAGAAGACGTAAAAATCGTATTAGAGTTCTAAGAAAATGCCCCAAGAGACCAATCTGAACGTTTCTCCATATTTTGATGATTTTGATGAAGAAAAGAATTTTAAAAGAGTTCTTTTTAAACCTGGCGTACCAGTTCAGGCAAGAGAATTAACTCAGTTACAAACAATTCTCCAAAATCAAGTGGAGAAATTTGGACAACACTTCTTTAAAGAAGGTTCGATGGTCATACCTGGCCAAGTAGGTTTTGATAATAGATATTTTGCATTAGAATTAGAGGATACTTTCTTAGGTGTTCCAATATCAGAGTATCTTGATAAATTAGTTGGTAAAAAAATAAGAGGAGAAAATTCTGGAGTAGAAGCAAAAGTAATAAATTATATTTTGGCTACTGAATCGGAAAGAGGACATAATACATTGTACTTAAAGTATATTAAGAGTGGCAGTGATTTTGCATCAAATCAATTTGATGATGGAGAAAATTTAATAGCAAATAAAGATATTGAATATGGTAATTCACGAGTTATCGCAAACAATCCTTTTGCAACTACTATAGATCTAAATGCATCATCTACAGGATCTGCAGTAAAAATTCAAGAGGGTGTATATTTTATTCGTGGATATTTTGTAACAGTTCCAACACAAACAGTTATTGTTGGACAATATGATAATAAACCATCTTTTAGAGTTGGGTTATTTCTTGAAGAGAATATGGTGTCTGCATTTGATGATCCCACTTTATTTGATAATTCATCTGGGTTTTCAAACTTTGCAGCTCCTGGCGCAGATAGATTTCAGTTAAAAACAACCTTAATTAAAAAAGATTTGGATGATCTTAGTGACGCTAATTTTATAGAGTTATTAAGAATTAGGAGTGGCAGACTCGAAGAGATGGTCAAAAAGAACGACTATAATTTTTTGACTGATGAATTAGCAAGAAGAACATACGATGAAAGTGGTAATTATTATATAAAACCATTTAGAGTTCAAGTTAAAGAATCTTTAAACAACTTACAAGGTAACAAAGGAATATACTTTGAAGGTGAAAAAACTGCACAAGGAAATGAACCAAGTGATGATAATATGGTTTTTCAGCTAGGTCGTGGAAAAGCATATGTTAAAGGATTTGAAATAGAAACACATGGAAATACATTTTTAGATATAGAGAAACCAAGAACTGAAAGAAAACTAATTAATCAATCTATAGCTTTTGATAAACTTAGTAGTGTAAAGGTAAATCGTGTTTATGGAACTCCTTTTGTTGGTTTAGGTCAGGATAATAACAAAAGATTACAATTAAGAAATCAAAGAATTGGCTCGGCTCATGGAACTGGAAGTGGATCAATGATAGGAAACGCTAGGTTGTATGATTATAAATTAGATTCTGGTTCTTATGAAGGTATTACTACTGAATATGAATTATTTTTGTGGGATATCGATATGTTTACAACAGTAGGATTAAATGGTAATCTTACTGCTGGGGATGGATCTTTAATAGAGGGTCAAAGAAGTGGTGCTAGGGGATTTTTGAATGTAGCTGCATCAGGAACTAATTCAATATCATTGAATACTGTTAGTGGCAAGTTTGTAGTTGATGAACCAATTCAAGTTAATGGTGTCCCTAATAATTTAACTATAACCTCCATTGTAAAGCATGCTTTGAGAGATATTAAATCAATATTCCAAAATCATAATAATCAGAAGTTTAATGCAGATGTAGTTCTTAGTCAAGCTATAAAAATAGCAGAATCAGGAACTGAATTTAAAATTGCAGTCTCTGGATCTAATGCAACAGTAACTACAGGTGGTAACGTATTCAAAAATAATGTAAAAGTTGGTGATATAATTAGATATCAGGTATCTGGTGATACTGATTTGACTTTCAATAGAGTAACAGCAGTTGATCCAGCTGGTGCAAATATAACTATGGAAGCAACCGATGTTGATTTATCTGGAATTTGTCAAAAAGATATAACTAATGTTGATAAAACAAATAGCGTCAGAATATTAAGAGCTAGATTATCTAATGTAAGAGATTCTAAACTTATATCTGATATGCCATTTGTTGCAATATCGAGTGTAGATTTAGATTCTTCCGAAATAGAAACTAGAATACAGGAGAAAGTAAACGTTTCAGGTAATCAAGTTACTGTTACATTAGAAACCACTAATCAATTTTTTCAAGTGTTTGATGAAGAGAGATATAATCTTTCTTATAGTGACGGAACAATTCAAAAATTAAAAGAAGCTAATCTTGTATTTTCTGCAGATCGTAAATCAGTTACATTAAAAAAATTAGACAAAGCATCTTCTACTAATGCAATTTTTGTTGCAACTGTAAAGAAAACCAATATTGCAACTCAGAAAAAGACATTATCAAGATGCACTAAATTAGTTATTAATAGATCTCAGTTAGATGGATCTGGTACTGGCCAAAAAACTCTTGATGATGGTTTGACAACTAGCGATATATACGGAACAAGAGTTCAAGATGAAGAAATATCTTTGAATGTACCTGATGTTTTAAGAGTTCATGCAATATTTGAATCAAACACAACGTCAGATCCATTATTACCAAAAATAACATTAATAAACAAATCTGCAGACTTAACTAATGCGATTCAAGGAGAATTAATAATAGGTGATGATAGTGGAGCAACTGCACGAGTGGTGACAAAAACTGCTACTAATGTAGAGATTATTTACACTAACGATGGATTATTCACAAAAGAGGAAACAGTTACATTTAAATCCTCTGGAATTATTGGAACAATTTCTCTTGTTGAGGAAGGTGATAAAAAAATAAGTAGAAGTTTTAGATTAGATAATGGACAAAGAGCAGAATTTTATGATTATGGTAGAATAATCAGAAAAGAATCAGAAAAAGCTCCTTCAAAAAGGATAACTATTGTATTTGATCATTACATAGTAGATGGTGACGTAGGAGATTTCGCAACTGCAAGTAGTTATTCATCTGATGAATATGCAACTGATATGCCAAGTTATAAAGGTAGAGCCTTAGCTGATTATATTGATGCTAGACCTAGAGTTATTAATTATGCTGGTGGTAATAACCCATCTCCTTTTGATTACGGTACAAGAGAGTTTACTGTGCCTGGAGACCAGAAGCCTAGTGTAATTGTGGGTGATGATGTTATTACATTTACATATTCACATTATCTTGCAAGAATAGATAAAATTTTCTTAAGTAAAGATGGTAATTTTGAGGTAAAAAAAGGAGCTCCAGCACCTTTAGGAGATGTTGTACCTCCAGTTAGCCCACATGGTTCTTTCAATGTAGCTACAATCTCAACGTTACCTTATGCTCGTAATGTAAGAAAAGATGCAATAATTCAAGCTGCAAGTCATAAAAGATATACAATGGCAGATATTGGTAGACTAGAAACTAGAATTAAAAATATAGAGTTCTATACACAATTATCTCTTTTGGAAACTGAAACTGCTGGTCTCAATATTACAGATGCATCCACTGGTTTAGATAGATTTAAGTCAGGATTTTTTGTAGACAATTTTAGAAGTCATGCAGCACAATCATTAGATCATCCAAATAATAGATGTTCTATAGATAAATCTACAGGAGAGTTAAGACCTACACATTATACTCATGGTGTAGATTTACTTCTTGGCTCAGAATCAACCATAGGTATTGGACAAAATCCAGATCCAGCTGTTGACCTAACACAAGTTGCAGATTTAGAATCAAATGATTTAAGAAGAACAGGAGACGTTGTAACTCTAGATTATGAGGAAGAAGTCTTTATAGATCAAAAACTTGCAACTAGAACTGAAAATGTAAACCCATTTGCAGCTATAACTTGGGTTGGTGGTGTTGAATTAAATCCAAATAGTGATGTTTGGTTAGATGAGAAGAAATTAAAAGCGAATGTTACAGAGATTGATGCTGGGTATAGTGCAGCTTTAGAACAATATAACATAGATCCAAACACAGGATTTGGCCCAATCCAATGGGGTGCGTGGGAGGAAACTTGGTCATCTACTGATGTTAAGACTAAGAAGAAAGGATCAAAGACTACAACACAAAGTACTTCACATAGTAATAGAATTGACACAAAAGGCCCAGATTTAGTATTGACCACTACTACTGAGGTAGATACTATTACAACTACTTTTCAAGAAACAACTACTGTAAAAACAGGTTTCGCAAGAAGTGGAATTCAAATGCAAGTTAATGAAAGCATTGAAACACAAAGTTTAGGAGAAAAAATTGTAAGCACTGAATTAGTGCCATTCATGAGACAGAGAAATATTGAATGGATTGGAACAAGAGTACAACCAAGAACAAGATTTTATGCTTTCTTTGATGGAGAAAATGTAACTAAGTATTGTACTCCCAAACTTATTGAAATTGAAATGAAGTCTGGTGTTTTTCAAGTCGGAGAAGAGGTAAAGACAAAGAATGGTGGTAAAAAGTTCACTGGCATAGGTGCTGATATTCGTTTCAGACTTGCACAACCAGATCATAAATTTGGTAAGTATAATAAACCAGATTTAACTTATGCTATAAATCCTTATTCTGACTCAGACAGTATAGGTTCTAATTATTCTGCAACTAGTACAATTTTAAATGTAGATACTGGATCTTTACAACAACAAGTTTTAGGTAAATTTAGAGGCTTTATTAAAAAAGGAATGGTATTAAGAGGTCAAACAAGTAAAGCAGAAGCTAAAATAACTAAAGTCAGATTGATATCCGATGAAAAAGGTGCTTTATTAGGATCTTTATTCATACCAAATTCTAGTGGAAAATCAACCCCTGAATTTGCATGTGGAGAAAACTCATTCAGAATTTCAAGTAGTAAAGTAGATTCCCGAGCTGCAATTGATAAAGCGTCTGCAGCTGAAGCTGCATTTTTCTCTCAAGGAACATTAAATACTCTTCAGGAAGATGTATTAAGTATAAGAACAGCTGATATTCAACAAGTTAGTCATAGTGATAGTAAAACTGTTAAGAATAAGAGTAAGAGAACATTCAAAGAATCTACATTAGGGGAAATAAGAACAACAACACAAGAATCATGGGTTGATCCACTTGCAGAATCAATTGAAATTACTGAAGAAAATGGTGTATTTGTGTCTTCTTGCGATATCTTCTTCCAAACAAAAGATGATAATATTCCTGTAACTTTACAAATCAGGACTATGCAAACTGGATTACCAACAACTAAAATTGTTCCTTTTGGTGAAGTTACATTAGATCCAGAACAGGTATCTATTTCAGAATTTGGTACAGTTGCAACTAAATTTACTTTCCCATCTCCAGTATTCCTTGAGGGTGGTGGAACAGAGTATGCTATAACTTTAATATCAATGTCTAATGATTATAATGTTTTCATTGCTAGAATGGGTGATGAAAATCTTGAAGACAGAGATCTTGAAGAGAGTGAAAGAAGAATTGTATCACAACAACCTTTCTTAGGATCTTTATTTAAATCTCAGAACGGATCTACATGGACTGCAAATCAATACGAGGATCTTAAGTTTACACTTAGAAAATGTAAATTTGTAACTGGGCCTGGAGCTTTAAAACTCTATAATCCATTAACTGGTGATGGTGAAACTGAATTGGAAAATCCAATATTGAGACCTAACCCAATTACAACTAATTCACAAGAAATTAAAATAACATTTAATACAAACACTAGTTCAGATTCAAGAGATTTCCCAATTGGTTCTCAAGTTAAACAAGGAACCTCTCTTGGAAATATTGTAGCTTTACTTGGCCCACTAGCAACAGGTACTTCTGGAGTTACTTATCAGAGTGGAACTGGTACAGGTTTACTTCCTGCTTCAGGTAGTCAAACTTATTCAGGTATTGGATTTACAACAATAACAGGTGATGGTAGTGGCGCAACTGCAAATATAGTTATTTCAAATGGACAGGTTGGAACTGTAACTGTAGTTGGTGCTGGATCAGGATATAAAACAGGTGATGTTTTAGGTGCGAATGTAGGTGATACTGGCGTGGGTATAAGATTTACTGTTAATACAGTAAATCAGATAAACTCTTTAATTGTAAATAGAGTTCAAGGAGCATTTGCAACAAATAGTGGAGTTTTACAACATGTAAGTGCATCTGGTGTTGGTACTAACTTTGCTGGTATTACTGCTGCAATGACAATCACAGATACGGCTCCAAATAAAGATGGATTCCACATTCATGTAAACCATAGAAATCATGGTATGCATGCAGTTAATAATAAAGTGATCATTTCAGATGTTACTGGTGTTTCAACAACCACAACTATATCTGAAGAATATGGAAAAACAGCAACAAGTGCAATAAAAATTTCTGATGGATTACACTTAAGATCTTTTGAAGGTTTAGCTGTAAATGCAACTAATCCAGGCTATATTGAGGTTGCTGATGAAGTTATCAAGTACACAGGAATTAACACAACATCAACCCCACATCAATTAACTGGTATTACAAGAGGAATTGATAACACCACTAATGGAACTCTTGAAGTGGGAGACGTTGTGAGAAAATATGAATTGGCTGGTGTTTCATTAAGAAGAATTAATACCACTCATAGCATGGCAACTAGTTCTGTGGCTCCAACTTTAGATGGGTATGATCTTAAATTGGATATGTCAAATGCAAAAGGAACTAATAGAACTGGTGGAGGTTCCCTATCCGCACTTAAAATTGCAGAAACTGAAACCTCTGGTGGTGATGTGGTTAGAGCAACACAAAACATACAGTTTGAGGCAATAACTTCTCAAGTGGAATTTATGACTCCTGAAGATACTGACATAACGGCTAAGATAAGAACTATATCAGGAACTAGTGCCTCTGGTAATGAAGCTTCATTTATTGATCAGGGATTTGAAGATATATCATTGATAGGTGTAAATTATTTGAATACTCCTAGAATTATTGCATCTAGGGTAAATGAAGATGCAACATTATCAGAATTACCTGGCAAAAAATCATTCACACAACAAATAATTTTCAGTACTAAAGATACCAATGTATCACCTGTTGTTGATTTAGATAGACTATCAATCATTACTACTACAAATAGAATAGATGAAAGAATAACTGACTACAGAACTGATGGAAGAGTAAATAGTAGATTTAGTGATCCTAATGCCGCAATTTACATTAGTAAAAATATTGGATTGGAAAATCCAGCAACATCATTACAAGTTAGATTTGCTGCATACAGACACAATAGTAACGATATTCGAGTTTTGTATAAATTACTCAGAGTAGATTCTCCTATAGCAGAGGCAACATTTGAGTTGTTCCCTGGCTTCAGAAACTTGATTGATACAACTGGAGATGGTTTTGGTGATCAAATTAGAAATCCAAAAAATAGTGATGGACAACCTGATGCAAAAGTCCCTGCATCCCGTACAGAAGATGAGTTTAGAGATTATCAGTTTACTGCAAATGATTTGGAAGAGTTTCATGGATTCCAAATTAAAATTATTATGACTGGTACAAAACAAGCTTATGTACCAAGAATTAAAGATCTAAGAGCAATCGCATTAGCATAATGACATACAAACAAGTTGAAGGGGAAAACAATCTCTTTAGAGATACAGATACTGGAGCTATAATTAACACAGATAAATCTGCTTACATAGCTTACAAAAACAAAAGACAACAAAAACTTAAAGAGATGAATCGAATTGATAAATTACAGGATGAAATTGATGAAATCAAGTCACTTTTGTATAAAGTGATTGATA